TGAAAAAGCCCGCACACAATTCGGTAACAAGCCAGTTTTTATCACGAGCGGGCATAGGCCACAAGCAGTGAATCAATCGGTCGGTGGTGCCAGCAGTAGTGAGCATCTCTATAAGCCAGGATGCGGGGCGATCGACTGGTACATCAAGGATATATCCGTAAAAGTCCTGCAAGATTGGTGCGACAAAAATTGGCCGTATTCACTTGGCTATGGCGCACCTAAAGGATTTGTACACCTTGGGATTAGAGCTAATCGCCCGCGTGTGCGCTGGGATTATTAGCAATCATCTGGTGGTAAAATACTTTTGCCTGCCATTCCTGCTGGTGCCGGCGGCGCATCCCGGCATATGTGACTTCCCAATATATAAGACCATCCTCACCGTATATGCGTTGGATGGTGGGTGCCAATTGAATCAGCCCCTACTTGCAGTCACTGTCAGATCCTCATTGTATCTGCCAGTTTTTGCATAGCTAATGCTGACAGCATGGTCTAATCGATGAAAAACCATCTGACCAATCCGCATACCTGGCCAGATAGCAACTGGATGGAGCTGTCTGCTGTTGTGTAATTCCAAAGTCAGCGTACTGCCGTGCCAGCCTGGATCACAGAAACCGGCCAGCAAGTGCTCCAATCCCTCGCGTGCACGACTAGATTTGAGCATGAATTGAGCAGCAATATTGTCTGGAAGATTGAAAATCTCCACGGTTGAGCCTAGGATGAATTGACCGGGCACCAACATGTAAGGATTGAATCTGGTGTGCCCAGAAATATCGAATGGCGCAAACTGGCGGGATTCAGCAGATTCGATCAACAGGCCCGATCCCAGCCGCACATCCAGGCTGGCTGGGTTGATAAGGCTCGAATCGAAAGGTTCCACCATGCCAGAAAGGCATAGTGCAGTGATTTGATTGTCCGTGAGAATCATCGCTCTTCTTCATTCAATCGGTTGGCAATGAGCTGCGCATAGCCGGCAATGTCGTGCCAGTTGTCGACATAATCTGGGTCGCCAACGATGATCCGCCCAATCTTATGAGCAATCATGTCGAGGGCCTCCTGCTGATCTGGGGCTAGAAAGCCGACAGGTTTTCGGCGTAGATAGATGCCCATAGCGCCCTTGAGCTGCTGCGTAGCCTCGGCATGCTCAGCGAATGACCCATAACGCTTGCCGCGTTCTTCTAGGGTGGCTGTTAGATCTAATGTCATTTGACCAACCTCTCCCAAGGAGCTTCAGTCGGCGTCTGATTGTCAGGCCGCCACACCCAGGGCTGTTGCATCCACCAGCTGCGCAATGCGGGAGACATATGGTCAATTGGATGCGATGCCGAGCCAACCAGCTCTTCGATCTCGCACCAAGACACACCATCTACGCATGCAGAGATGTAGTAGGTGCTCCGCCCCAACTCGTGGAGTCTGTAGATTCTGTCGATTTGATCAGGTGTCATGCTTAGTAGAAATAAAAGATTCAATCAGTGCCTGTTGTCGTGCGGCATCAATGCCTGATTCGGCCAGCCGCGTCAGCATTTGTTGCTCTAGCAGCTCTTGAACATCGGCAGCATGCTGGCCGAGCCCATTGACCTTCAAGAACAGCACCGCCTCAGCAGTGTCGCAGAACTTCAGTAGGTCCCTAACTCGGTTTGAGGCAAAGACCTCAATCACTCTAAGCTCTGGGCAGATCTGCTCTTCGATGACAGACAGGTAAGCCTTTACCTCGGGTGTTTTATGGGGCGTTGGTGCATCGCCGGTACGGATCTCGGGTAGATCGTGCATCAGTGCCAGCAATCCGGCATCATGCTGCTCAGCCTCGGTGAGCCCAGCAATCGGCCCCCATTGATTGGTTAGCAGCCAAACCCGATACATGTGCTCCGCGATTGTCTGACGGTGCGCGGTCTGCACGATGCCCCACCTGCTGATGTGGCTAGCCCGCAGATATTCGGCGGTGGTTTTAAGTTCAAGCATGACGCATGGCCCCCGAGTCTGCGATTTGCCAGTTGCGAGACTTGTTAATAGCCAATTTGGCTCGCACAGCCTCAGATAAATCGACCTGCTGCAGATAGAACAGATCGAGCACGAGAATGGCAACGTCGGCCAGCTCAAGCGGATCGTTCATGCGTTCACTGGCGATCAGCTCGCCCAGTTCCTCAAGTATCTTGGCAATGGTGCTCAATGATGTCCGGTCTGGATTGAGTGGATCGATCCAAGCTGCGATCTCACGCTGTAGCTCGTGTACGCTCATAAATCTCCTTGATGTGGTTTTCGGTGATCTGTGGTGCGCCAATGCGGACCACATCTGTGACGCGTGGCCCAAAACCCATGAATTGCACATTGGTGCATTCGTTGAGCTTGAGCCAGATATCGCGCAACATTCGCCACTCGGGGCAATACTGGCAGAAATTCAAGAATGCGTGATTCACGCGATTTTGAACGCACGCCTCAATTGCCTGTTGGTAGCTAAAAGTAAAAATGCGCCTTGGCAGCTTGGTGACGGTGGTTAGCTCCTGAGGCATTCCTAAGGCCGCGAAGGTGGTTTCGCTCGAATCCGGGTATGTCGGGCCGCTCCATTCTCCAGAGGCGGGCCGGTTGGCCACGCGGATGGGATACGTGCGGAACGTACCATACACCTGCATGCCAGCCAGCCGCATCAACGGCATACCACAATCCGCCAAGAGGCTGTGCACCGTAACATCCCTGCATGTCACATATGGATATTGCCCGTGATAGATGGACAGCGAATAACCCTGGCAACCCTCAACCTGGATGCGCTCAGATTCGCAGTAGATTCGTTGCAGCTCTGGCGTGCCGACCAACCTGATATGATCAAATACTAGGTGGTTCGGCGTGATCAACCCGATGATGTTGTAGATATTTGGGCGCCGCTGAATCCTTTCGGCCTGAGCAGCACCAACACCTTTACGAGTAGAGCCTGGAGCTGTGCCACCTTCTGACTCGGCTTCGCGGTGCCGATTCATCACCACAGCCGCCGATTCGTGCACCAGTATCTCAACGTCCTTGCTGAGCAGCCGCGAATCGATTTTCGCAAAATGCAGCTCATCCCATAGGGCGTCCAAGTCGATCAGACTGCCAGGGCCGAGAACGATCGTCTTGACGCGTGGTGATGTGATGCCCAATGGCAGCATGCGATGAATCAGGGCTTTGCCGTTTTCGTCTACATACGTGTGACCGGCATTCGGGCTGGGTGCCATAGCTAGCACATCTGGCTGGTGATGCTTACCCAGGTACCCGGCTAGCAGACCTTTGCCGGTGGACCCCCACTGGCAATCCTGGATGATCTCAATTGATGACATAGCGTGATCCGCCTCGATTGTTTATTGGGGCAATGATACCTGATTTGCCAAGATCGCGCAAAACGGCACTCATGTTTTCTTTCCAGAGAGGTCTGAGGTTGGGCTTTCGGTGAATCAAGCGCATATCATCGGCATCAAAGAGCCAAGCCTTGCCGATAGCCTCGAAGAGCGGGAACAGATCCCGCTCCGAGTCAAATTCGCGATCTTTACGAATCGCTAGTTGCGCTTGAACCCACCGCCTAATAACGGTTGGGTGGGTAGCCATTCTTAGAAGAAATCCTCACCAGAGAGAGGTGCGGACGCGGCTGTGGGAGCTGCAGGTGCAGGCTTCGGCAGATCAAGGCTCACGCTCAAACTGATATAAGCTTTGCCGCCAGAGGATTCTTTCTTCCAACCGGCAACACGGATCTTGATATTGCCGCGCTCATCGAACACAGCATCATTGCTGACGGCTGCCTCGTACCAGGCCTTGAGTGCATCTGGGGTGATGCTGCCTGGGCCGGTGAAATCGGGCTGAGCTGAAGTCTCTTTGCGCTCGTTGCGGAACAGAGCAGCAGATAGATTAGGAATTTGCATCGGTCGATTGATTGATCAGAAGAATGTTGTTGTCACGCTCGAATTCGAGTATGGATTCGAGCAGGTAGTAGATGCGGCCCGCAGCACCAATTTTGATGAAATTGGGGCCACGATTATCACGTCGCCATCTGGCAAGCGTGATGGGCGACACTGGATAGAGCGAGTTGACCCACCGTTGGGTCAATTCATCCACTGTCAGGAGCTGAGACCTACTGATTTCAGATAAATTCATCTGACTCTTTGCTGCTCGCAGATGATTCAGTGATGTCTTGAACACTTGCGATGTCCAATACTTCATCCTGAGTGTACAGGCCCATTAAAACATCGGGTGCATATAGGCGACCGAAGAAGGTACCTGCACGATATCTGAGCATTAGCTCGGGCATCGTCTTCCATTTGGAGCCACCTTTATCTAGCCAGCCCTCGGCCTTGGCCATTTGCATCGAAACAGCTGGCCCCTGCAGTGTCTCTCCGGTGGCTTTGTCCGTTGATTCTGCATGGCATTGGCGTTCCATGCCCTGACCTTCTAGGACAAATCGCAGTGGTGTGAATCTGCCACATGCATTGATAGCCGCGATCACAAATTGGGCAGACCAGCTGGGCTTGCCCTGCACCACGTAGAGCTGCTGCATGACCATTAGGGGGCTGCACCGTAACCGGTTGGCCATATCAATAGCGATTAATGCATTTGCGGCATTGCGGAACTGCTGTGGCACAAGTGTGGATGTAGCCAGGCTCTCTGCAGCCTGCCTTGCTAGCTCGAAATTAGACGGCGCATAGACGCTCAATTCCGTGCCCATGGTGGCAGATTGATTTCCACAATCTGATTGCTGTAGCTCGGCCATGGTGTCTCCTTGGGGAATAATTCAAATGATTCGCGAAGCTGTTCAAGATTGCGCAGCACTGCAATGAGTCCTGTGCTAATTAATTCATCGGTGCATTTGAAGACCTGCACCGCATATGGGTAGGTCTTCTCCACGGCCACGAATATGAAGCCCTTGGGTTTGTTACCCGTAGAGAGTGTGTAAGTACGCAGATAGTGTGCAGCCTGCACGTGATATCTGAAATTGGCAATGGTGCGCTGGAACCCATCTAATGATGCGTCCTGAGTGGTCTTGAGATCGATCAGCCAACCGCTATCCGTGAGATAGTCGGGCCGGCATTTGATTTCAAGCCCAGTGGCATCATCAATAGTAAATAGCGACTGCTCGGCAGTGCCCACAGCCGTGAGCACCTTCGACGCCATCGGATGACCAGCTACTGCAGCCTTGATCGATTGGATTGCGTTCCAGTCATCTGGCCTAAGTAATTCAACCCCAGGTGCTGCAGCCTCGGCCCATGCCTCCTTGCCTGCCTTAGTGGTCTTGGGCAGATCCGGAGCCAGCTTGTATTTGACGGCGAATACCTCGGGTTCGAGCACGGCAGCATGTACTGCACTGCCAAACTCCATCGCTGGAGTTGGTGTTGGCGCTTTGCGGTTTGGATCGACAAACCTGCTCCAATAATGCAGTGGGCTCAGATTGATCGCGTCGAGATGAGATTTGGAGATCGCAGGGTGTTGATGATAATCCGAAATGTTCATCACAGATTCTCACTGTAGAAACGGCTGCGTGGTCCGTAGAGAATCTCAAGGTCATGAAATGTGCTGAGAATCTTGGTCAGATTCTCCGCATCTGCTAGCAAGGCCGCTTTGGCCAGTGCTTTGTAGAAGCTTCCACCGTATTTGGCGGTGGTGAGCAGCGTGTAATGCTGCTGTTTGTTGTTCATTGGTTTGGATCGTGGGCATTTCCAATATATCACAGCCTGTCACGGTTGTCAAGCATGTTAAGCTTATGTACAGAGCAAACAGATTTAGATGACTCTGCGCCACTATCAAACCGACCTGATCGAGCAGATCAGACAAGAGCTAAAAATGCACCGTCGAGTGTTGGCCGTACTGCCCACAGGCGCTGGTAAAACACACACATTCTGTACCATCGCTCAACTCAGCACGCAGCGAAATAACAACGTCCTAATATTGGTGCACCGTAGCGAGCTGCTCCAGCAGACTTCAGCCCGGCTGACCGTTATGGGTGTCGAGCATGGTGTGATTGCTCCCAAGCACCCGATCAAACATGCTCAAGTGCAGCTGGCCTCGATCAGTTCAGCTGCGCGGCGTCTGGCTCAATTTCCTTGGAGTCCCAACCTGATCATCGTTGATGAAGCCCACCATTGTGCTGCCCGCAGCTGGCAGAAGGTGCTCGAAGGCTATCCAAATGCTGTTGTGATCGGCTGGACGGCCACACCGACCCGGCTAGATGGAAAGGGCCTTTCCTCGGCTTTCGATGGACTAGTGGAAGGCCCATCTATTGCACGGCTGATTCAGCAGGGCTACCTGTCGCGCTACCGGCTGTTTGCTCCTCCGGGCCAGATAGACCGGTCTGTGCTACATAAACGAGGAGGAGATTACAAAATCGAGGAGGTGGAGCAGGTGGCTTGTCAGTCCGGTGTGGTTGCAGCCGCCGTGGCCAATTATCAAAGATTCGCTATTGGCAAGCGTGCTATTGCGTTTTGTAGTTCGATCCGGCATGCCCAGCAGATCTGTGGTACATTCAAATCAGCTGGCATCGCAGCTATTGATATTGACGGCACGCTGAATGCAAGCGACCGGTCAGCTCGGATTTCTGCCTTCAAGTCGGGTGATGTGCAGGTGCTGGTATCTGTGGATTTGATTTCCGAGGGCTTCGATGTGCCGGGTTGTGAATGTGTGCTGCTCTTGCGGCCCACGGCTAGCTTGTCTGTCTATTTGCAGCAGGTGGGCCGGGCACTGAGGCCATCTGACGCTGAGGCCATCGTGCTCGATTGTGCCGGCAATGTGGCTGAGCATGGGCTGCCATGCCAAATGAGGCAATGGAGTCTGCAGGGCACCGTTAAATCCCGTGATATGGACCAGGTGGCCGTGCCTATCCGAGTTTGCGAGAGCTGTTTTGCCGTCTACAAGCCTGCACCGAGCTGCCCATACTGTGGGCACGCACCTGAACCAAATCGGGAACTACCCAAAGAGATCGATCAGGTGCTGGCCGAGGTAGATCTGCGGGCTGCAGCTGCAGCAGAGCGAGCAGAGAAGAAAAAACGTAAGTCTGAAGTGGGCAGAGCACGCACGCTCGAAGAGCTGCTCAAGATTGCTCAGGATCGCGGCTACAAGCCCGGCTGGGCCTACAGCGTAATGAAGAGTCGTAAGTGATGTTACTTCATGTTAACGGGTGGATTGTGGCGGCATGCTCTGATATGGTATGATATGGAAATCGGGGGCAAAGAGCCCTCACCGCTTCCAAATCCAATGACCATCATCGCGACCATCACTGCCGGCCAGATCCTCCAAGCCGGTGATTGTAAATTCACCGACACCAATGAATTCCTCGGTTTTGGCACCGATGGCGACACGCCGGTTTATGACACGTTGTCTCAGCTCAAATCCAATGTGGCTGATTCAGACGCGCACTATGCCATCTTCCGCAATGTGGATGAAGACTATACCTGGACCGCTTACCGATTCAATGGTCGTTGGCGCGTGGGCAGTTCTGCCCGCAGTCTCAAACTGGTTGGCTGATCCGCTGTGCTATCAGATGAATTGCGCTGATATCCAACGATATGCTTTAATAGATAAATCGGAGGCAAGAGCTTCCTCCACACCCCACCCTGGACATGACCTACACCCTCACCAACAACGGACTAACCACCACCTTCACGCCCAGCGGTGAATACGTCGAGATCACTCGTGAAACGCGTCAAGAGATTAAGTCTCGCGTTGAGGAGTGCTACAACGAATGGCACGGCCTTTCCCGACCCATAGGTGAGATCCGCACTCAGATTATCGCCGGCACTAGCTGGACTGAAGTTACCCGCAACAAGGCTAGACGGATTTGGGTTGAGATGATTTTCGAGGGCTGGCAAACTGCCTGACCCACCACCCATGGCCCGCCGGAGCCGCATCCAATCCGGCATCACACACTGCGACTTCAACCCATGATCACCAACCCGTGGATCAACCGCATCTCTTGCCTAGTTGTGCTCATTGCCATCTATGCTGCCGGGTATGCCGGTGGTCGTGATCAGGCCGAGTTGAGATTCCAGCAGCATCCTGCCGCACACCTGCCCTTGAAGCCATGAATCAGCGTGAAATTGTTCCCCTCCAGTGGGCCGAAGAGTCTGGCGGGCGCTTTGGTGATGGTATCAGCCGTCCGATGCCCAAAGCCCGCACACGTACGCACCGATTAATCGTCTATCCCCCAGGCGCACAGCCCATGTTCTGGACCATCAAAGCCGAGACCAAGGCGCATGCTATGCGCTATGCCCTAGCTCGATGGCCCGGTGCCCAAGTGGAGGTGGCGTGATGAACGAAACCACTTTGGAGATTGCTTTTAAGGAGTGGTGGGAGGCGTCCTACGGGCGCCCTCCCGGCACCCATACAGTGATGACTCACGTTGCCTTTGCGGCGCATATGCTGAAATTATTGGAGCTGATGCAGGATGCCTAGAGGTTTGGCAATTCAGATTCCCTGCCCGCAATGCGGCGGCAGTCGCACTTATGTGGTTGCTACTTACCACACAGAGCATGATGAACTGATCCGTCGTCGCCGTTGTGATTTTTGCAACCACAGGTGGTACACCAGACAACAACCAGAGCAACCAGTGAGTCAGTACCGCATCAAATGGAAACCAGGTAAGCGCATTGTTGAGCTAACCGATGACTAGTCGCCCCAATAGCTGGACCAGCTCTCAGGTAGATCTACTGCATTCTCTGGCTGGTGAGGTGCCGTGGCCGCTACTGCCCAGCAGATATAACCGGCAGGCTCGCGTCCGTGGCTGGCCTGAGCGCAGTCCCATTGCATTGCGTCGCCAATGCGAACGGCTCCATATTAGCCGCCGTGCTGCTGGCGAATGGGTGACGGCTGGTTTTATCCGTGCTCTCATGGGTATTAGCTACGAAGCCGTTAAGCGTTGGGTCAGATATGGCTGGCTGCCTGCATTCGAGTGCAAGTCCATTTATTACGTGCGCCGCCTCGATTTGCGCCGCCTGGCTCACATGAAGCCGCACCTATTTGGTGGGCAAGACCGTTCCACCCTCATACAGCTGTTTGATTCCGAGCGCCTGGCCGACCGGATCACAAATATGGGGTTGCCGCGCCCCAGGCAGTGCAAACCAGTTATCTGTATCGAGACTGGCAACCGCTACGATTCCATTGGGGCAGCTGCCCGTGCCGTCTATGTAACTCCTTCACGGCTGCAATCTGTGATTGGTACACACTACACAGCCGCTGGCTATTCGTGGCGGTTTGCTTAATATGTGTTCTAAATGGCCGTCATGAACCCGATCGAACCTCATCTCGCGAGTGACCTGTTTATGGAGAATCTGCGGAGGCAATCTGAATCTATGACACGTGACGAGCTGTTATTAACTATTCATCACTTGTCTCATGCATATACCATGCAGCGCGCTGCTACTAACTGGGCTATTCGCGAGGCTGCCGGCTATGGGCGCACAGCCTGAAACCGTACTGCAGAATCAAGTCCGGCTGGCGGTTAGCTCCACCTGCCGCGATGTAGTCCTGTTTCGCAATCATTCTGGTGCATTGCGCGACTCCAAGACCGGTCGCATGGTCCCATTTGGCCTGAGCCCTGGATCTCCAGATCTGGTGGGCTGGAAGACTGTTGAAGTCACTCCAGATATGGTCGGCATGCAGGTGGCTGTCTTCTGCGGCATTGAGATCAAGACCCCGACCGGTCGACTCCGTGAGGACCAAGCCCGCTGGTTGCAGCGGTTGGATGATTCTGGTGGTATTGCCGGTGTGGCCCGGTCTACGGGCGAGGCCCTAGACCTCTTGTCCGATCGTGTTATGCTGCCACCTACAGATTGACCCCGGTGGGTGGCCGCCCAAGCCGGGGTCTCACTGTCTATCTCGTGCAATTCTATCATGCTTTCTGGTGTCAAGACGCCATGTCCTGTCTGTGGCCGCAAATCGAGCGGTTGCAAGTGGGATGATCAACGTCTGTTTTGCCGCATTGGCCACTCCAAATCGCCGCTGACTGCTTATCCGCAACTCAAAGTGGGTGATGTGGTGGCAGATATTTGGGCTTGCACGAAGATCAATCCTGAGGCCGAGTGTGTCACATTTAAGCGCCACGAAGAGCGCGTTGTGGTAGCACGTCGCAGGTGGTCTTATTTCACCCCGACTGGCCGCGAGGTCATGCATACTCGGGTTGATTACAACCACGGCAAGAAGGAGGTTTTCTGGTCCAAGGGTGCCAAGCCAGATGACCTGCTGCCGCTCTGGTATGAGCAACTTCCCAATGCTGATCAGGTGGTATTTGTGGTCGAGGGTGAGACCTGTGCTGAGGTCCTGCGCGAGATGGGCCTGCACGCTACATCTGTCCCCAATGGTTCGGGCTCCTGGAAGTCCGGTATTCCTGATCTACCCAAGCTCCGGTCCAACCGCCTGATCCTCTGCCCAGACCGCGACCGGCCCGGTGTCGAGCTGATGCAGCGGTTGGCCACTGAATTTCCAGGGTCTAAGTGGCTCTGGTCGCAACCTTCAAATACGGAGGCCTGGGAGGACCCGGCAGATGGTTATGACATAGCCGATTGGGTGCGTGATGGTGCCGATAAATCTGCATTGCGTGGTGCTGTTCAGATGGAAGGCCCAACCTTACCGCAGGTGCCTTGGTATGAGCGACTAGGCGCCCACCAGAGCCCCGAGGGCAAATTGGCCCGGCCCAAGGCCCTAGACCTCAAGCGACTGATTGATGTGCAGCTGGGTGGTTCATTACGATTCAACAGCCTTAAGCAATCCATTGAGATTGATGGCGGCTGCATGGACGAGACTGCGCTGAGGTTGGCTTATATCGATTTACAGTGCAGCGGCATTGACGTGCAAACACAGATTGCCCAAGATGCGCTCTTGCGTGCTGCACTCGACCGGCCTTATCACCCGATCCGTCAGTATCTCGACAGCTGTCTGGACCCGCTGCCCGATGATATGTGGGCCAACATAGCCGGTGAGTTGTTTGGGGGCACTCCTGAGCCTTTCGATAACAGCACACTTCGGAAATGGTTGATGTTTGCCGTGGCCCGTATCTACGAGCCCGGCTGCCCATGCGGATTTGTGCATATTCTGGCCGGTGATCAGCACCTGCACAAAACCCGGTTTTATAACACACTTGCCAGTGAGCCTTGGTTCTACGAGGGTTTCATCAAGTCCAACAAAGATGCCGACGACATTGTGGGCCTCCATATGCGCTGGATTGCTGAATGGGGCGAGCTGGATGGTGGAATTAAGAATCACGAATCCGCTGGGCTGAAAAATTTCATCACCCGCAAGACCGACCTGGTGCGCGAGGCGTATGGTAAAGGGCATAAAGAGAGGCCACGGCAGTTTGTGTTATGTGGCACCACCAACAAGCACGACGGATTCTTCAGTGACGAGACCGGGAACCGGAGATTCGTGATTTACACGATCAGCAAACAGATCGATTCGGAAAAGGTGGAGGATTTGCGCGACCGGATTTGGGCCAGCGCTCGAAGGGATTATATGGCTGGAATGAAGTGGTATCTCGATGACGAAGAAACCAAAATCAATAATGACCGAAACAAGGGTCTATTTGCTGAGGACGCATGGCGCGACAAAATATCTTCATGGCTGTCTGTGAGACAATTCGAATATGTCATGGCGAGTGACATTCTGACCATGTGCTTGGAGATTCCGGTGGAGCGCCAATCCTTGCCAGCCCTTACCAGGGTGAATCGCATTCTACGAAGCCTGGGATATGTAAAGACTCGTAAAGACATATCAGGCACGTTTAAGCACGTTTGGAGAGCACCTGGTTGGATCAGTATGCCCTAGTAAGTCAAACCTGCCGTTCCCGCTTGGTAAATACCGGTCCCTTACTTATTACCTATTTTTATTTTTTGATTTTTTTAAAAAAGTCATTAAGAAAAAGGGATCGGAAAAAGAGAAATAGGTAATCTGGTAATCAGGTAGGCTGGAGGTATGGCTCAGATCACTCCGAGAAGGCGCCGAGAGATCAAACAGCAGGTCAGTCTGTGGCTCGATATGGGCTGGCCACGCTGGCGGATCAATAATGCGTGTCTAGAGACTTTTGATGGCGATCCTGAATTCGTAGACGGGCTGATTCGCGAAATCAGGCATGAGCAGGGTGTGGATCAGGACTTAGATAGGCGGGAATTCCTGGCTCAACAACTCACCAGGCTTGAAGCGTTGGCGACTAAAGCACAGGATGATGGAAACCTTGCTGTAGCGCTTGGTGCATTCAAGGAGATGCATGCCCTTACCGGGCTGCGCTCCGGTGGCTTCTCTTGAAGACAGGAAGGGCCATTTAGGTATCAAGAAGCATACATGGGCCTATTCGCATGGTGAGACATCTTCCTGGAGCTTCCTTAAATGATATGCCATTTAAATAGTTGTCCATGATGGCAATTGCATTTCTGTGATAGAACATGCTATGCTGTGAATACAGACGGAGGGAGGCTCCAATGTTCACTCACACCAGTTACCGTGCAGCTATGCAAGCTCTTGAAGTCGACCGGCAATTCCGGGGCACTGTGACCTGGGATGCAGGTGAAGGTTGGAAAGCCGAAGCCTATTGGCATCGCGGTCGCATCATGCAGGTCAGCATCAATCCCGATGGGATGCGCATCGTATGAGTTACGAAGAGCGTCATAAAATCTCTAATGCTTGGATCAAGGCGCTGGAGTGGCAATACACCTACGAGAGGTGGGGCGAGCCCGAAAAGGCCGCCAAATGGGCCAAGCGAGCCAATAAACTCAAAGCAATCCTCTTATCTGAAGCCGGCCATGCTTGAAACCACCCGCGAATTTTTCAATGACGCACTAAATTTTCAACTCAATAATCCTCAGATGGCCGACATTCTGCGAACACTGGCAGGCCTCGATGATCACCTGTCATTCGGTGTTGCCATTTATGAATTCCATAAGCTGGCATCACGCGAGCGCAATTACATCTGCTGCGTACTGCTCGAACGGGACTCCGATATTCAAGCTTGGCAGGCTGAGTGGGCTAGACTTGAGCAAGAGGCATGTGAATGATGGCACAACGTAGAGATCGGTTGGGCAGATTTGCCGGCAGTGGCGGGGGGGGCAGCCGCATCAAATCCCGCAGCACCGTACAAGACACCGTGCGCAAAAACCAGCCCAAAGTTGCAGCTCGCAAAGTCGCAGCTAAGGGTGGCAATCTACTGCAGCAGCGTGCAGCAGCTAATAAAGCTGCACGCCGCGACATGCGCCGCAGCTCAACCCGCAATGCAGCACGCCGCCGGATGATGGCTGCCGCATTCGGCTAATTACACCACCGGATTCTCAAGTTCATCCAGCCTGCACACATCCTTGCACATTTGCACGGCTTCGATCAGCTTGAGATCCCTAGGTTCGAGCCCGGCCCGTTCCAAGATTTGGTGGAGTGTGCCGCCTAACTTGGCTGCTTCGGTGAATTTGTGATGTTTCGTCCGAGCCGTGTATGAGATGCCGATCAACCCTGCCTGTTGGTGGAGTGATCGGTTGATGCGCTGTTTGATCCACCAGTAGGCATAGGTGGACATTTTATAGCCACATTCAGGATCATATTTTTCGGCTGCACGTTGCAGTCCTATTGTTCCTTCTTGTAGTATGTCACCAAATGACATTGATGATTGATGTAGCCTGTTTTGATACTTCTTGGCAACAGCTATCACCAACCGCAAGTTGCAGCTCACAAATCTGTCGCGTGCTCTCCTGCCGTCACGAATGACGCTCGGTGATGGGTCTGGATCCTGTAGCCACCTTTGTATACGACGGCCCAATTCGATTTCTTGCTTCTGGTTAAGCAGTGGATATCTGCCTGCCAGATCAAAAAAGGCATCTGCGTCATTCATATGAGTATCCTCGCTGGGCTTCCACAGGGATCAATTCTGCGTAGCCCCATTGAAGCTGGTGAATTGTCAAATATGGCAAGTATTTTATCTACCATCCGCTGCCAAGCTGGCGCAGCTTTGCTCCTAGATGGTAAGCTGTCTGTAGTTGTTGACTGATGCCATGCCCATTCGTAGAGATAGTCGCGGGCGGTTTGCAGGAGGCGGCGGCGGCGGTCAAAGTGGATCTCG